TACTTCGTCATTAAAGCTCCTCACGCGGATACTATTGTGTATGATGCACGATTTAAGATCCCAGACGTATGCGGAGCCGGTAAAGCACAGTACCTAAAACGTAAAAAGGTGTCGATCGAAAGGTGCAGAAAGTTTCTAGAAACGGGTACTGTAAATATCCATTGGTTACCTATATTCGACAAATCAAAGAAGAAGGATGATTTGGCGGATACGGTCATGCAAGCTATTAGTTACACGAAGCGAGTTGAACCTTTACCCAAAACTAAGAAAGCCGCAAGTAAAAAGGTCGTGCCACGTAAGCCGAACGAGAACCAAAAGCGAACCAAATACTCAAAGTCAAATCTCGCATGGATTTACAAGAACAAACCCGAGTGTGAATGCCTAGAGAATAATAAAAGGTTCATGAAAGATCTCAAAAGATATTATAAGTCGATAGAGGATTTAGTCTCGGAATTATGAGTAATCCCTCTTTTAAATAATTGTCGTATATATTCTTCGGGGTGTTTGGGCCATAATTGGTGACATCCGACAGGTACACCATCATATCTAAAATCCTGTACCCCAAACTCAGACGCTTCTTCTACGGACGGTCTAGATAGATCAGATATAGCGAAGTAAACATCATCTGGTTCTCCCGTATGTTTTTTACTTTTACAGAGACGTTTCGTACTTTCGACATTTCTTAAGTAGAATCCACCACATAATAAAGTGTATTTACGACCAGGAAAATCGTTAAATTTGTCAGCTCTGAACAGGTGCCAACCAGATTTGCATCGATCACAATCACACCCCACACGGCAAATATTAAACAAACGATTCTGCCAAAGAGCGTAGTAATGACCACACGGGCCACCGACAATATCATACTTGAAGAATTTTTCGGGTATACGTTTGAAAATGTACGAGTCCCATGTGTTAGTTAATACGTGGTCAAATTCTGAGAAGCGGTCCCAGAATTCATAACTCGTAATGAGTGTGTCGTACGCTTTTACAGACTCGTTTTTCTCCATCGCTTGAATGTATCTGACATTTTTCCAGTCTTTAGTAGTTTCCATGATGATATCCTTATTGTCCCCGCTGTGTACAATGACTAAACATGTATCACCACCACCGTACACGTTTGCGATGTTCCATAAGTTGTATTTAAGAATGTCCATGTACCTAAACTCTACGAACAACATGCATAGTTTAGAATGCTCTGCCCATACGGTATGTTCGAGATTTGGTGGTTTGGTAATCTCGTACACCATATCCCTGTATTGGTCCGCGTTCATTTGAAATTACACGAACCTAGTCTTTAAGAATAAATAGCGTGATAATTCTTGAGCGCCTGTTCCAAATTCCAACCCGCATCAATTCTACTCGCTTCATCAATATTGACACAATGTTTAGTTTTTAACTCATCCGGAGTGATGTGACGCATCTCCCAAAACATTTCACATAGAAATTCCCCAACATGTTTTGTGTTAATCGTTGTACCATTCATAACAGGTACGTAATCCCGTATGATGTCATGGGGATATTCCTTGGATGCGAATATGTTCGTGTACAGGTAATCGTCGCGCATATCGGTTATGGGTATGAGTCCACCTGGCAAAATATAGAAAAAGTGCCAACCTTCGAGACGTTTAAACATATCTTTTATATCCAATGAATGTAGTCTGTAAAAATTGTCATATTCAAATTGAACCATATCCACTGTGATATTTCCGAGACCATCTAGAACACCGAAATCATGCCCGTCCGTGTCAATTTTGAGAAAATTGATGTGCTTGATGCCACGAGCATCGCAATACTTTTGAAGCGAGTGTTCATCAGCGTCCACAACAGTTTTATTTACGTGTATATTGGGTTTATCGTAATCAACGTGTTCCTTATACATGACGTAGGTACTATCATTCTTAAACGCTTCTCCGGAAGGTTTAAACGCTGGATCGAATAAATGAAGTGACATCGAGTCATCAATGTCTTTTGGAAATTGTGATCCAGTAGCCCCCACGTCAAAAATGGTTGCACCGGGTGTGTTTTTAGTGATAGATTGTAAGAGTGGTAACTCGCCGTTCACCTTTTGATTACAGCAAATACGGAGCGAAAAATACGGTATGTTAAATTTCTTCATGTCGTCTTGAATCTGGATCCATGTATCCAACGAAGGTTCCATATGTGTACATATGGAGATCTTTGTTTTAACCTGTTAAAGAAGTGAAGCTATAATAAAATATAATGGAAATCAAGGTACTCGATCATGGCTTTGTCAGGCTTGTTGACCACATGCCCAGGGAAAATCTCGATAGTTCGATCGTACAGGCCGCTCGGGTATCGTACGGTGACGGAACGAAGACTTCTAGAGGTGATACTGGGCTTTTACGGTATCTGATGCGCCATTGGCACACGACCCCTTTTGAAATGGTCGAATTCAAGTTTCATATCAAAATGCCCATTTATATCGCTCGTCAACACCTTCGTCATAGGACGGCGAGTGTGAACGAGATGTCCGCGAGATATTCAATCGTTCCCAAAGAGTATTACGAACCTTCGGAACTTAGGGGACAGTCCCAGGTCAACCACCAGGGATCGGAGGGTGTGGTGAACATTGACCAAAATGAGACGCATTCTCATTTGGAGAAGTCGTTCGACATTTACGAAAAGCTTCTAGAGGATGGATGCTGCAGGGAGCAGGCCAGAGGTAATCTTCCCCAATCTACCTACACGGAATTTTACTGGAAAATCAACCTTCATAATCTCATGCATTACCTTCACCTTCGAATGGATTCTCATGCACAGAAGGAGATTCGAGATTATGCACGGGCTATCTATGATCTCATCGAGCCTCTCGTCCCTATCACCATGAAGGCGTTCAAGGATTTCAGGGTGGACGCTATTCAACTTACAGGTCCAGAGATCAGGGCTCTCAAATACGGGGAGATCATTAAATCTCCCGGGGAACGTAGGGAATACGAGGAGAAATTGGAAGCGCTAGGACTTAAAGATAAAAATCTCAATGTAGATTAAGCAAGTTACCATGTTCGCTTTAATGTCTTCCCCTACTATCATGATGTCTACACAGCAGCGTTTTAAGAAGTTTGGCAAGGAAACCAGAGAGCGTCGCAAGAGTGAGCTCGACAAGATTGGTGACGCGTTCAAGGGCATCGCCGAGGATGAGAAGAAACGGGCCAAGAAGCTTTTCGAGGAACACAAGGCTTTCTTTACAACAGAGGAGTCTACTTCTACCACCACTTCCACCACCCCCGCTAAGATCGACTTTTACGAACAGTAAAGACGATCACAACCAATAAAAATACAACACATTCATTCATATAGCCATGTTCAATCATACTCGTGGCAAAAATGGTCGATAACACCGTATATTGAGCATTTTTGACTTCCCGTCTCGTCTTCTCCATAGATCTTTTCATCGTCGTTCTTGATTTTTCTAAATTAAGAACTGCTGAGTTAATCTCTCGTATCCTTCCGGGCATTTCCACGGCCGTCGTCAGCATTTTTCTTACGTCTATCGCCTCCTCGACGGTTTCTTGTAACATGGGTTCCAGATAATCATAATACGTAAACATGGGATCAAGTGCAACGCAGGTGCCTTCTATGGTAGAGAAGGTCTTTGCCAAATATACAAACGACGTCGGTACTATGAACGGCTTCTTTTGTGCGAGAGAGATGAGTATATCATCGTTTAAAATATCGTCTTTCACACTTTTGCCGTCGAGCGTTTCAAGATAGTTGAGTGCAGTCTTGAAAAAAAGTTCGATGTCACTCAAGTCCGTTGTCGTGGGTGTGATGACCCCTAACTTTATGAGAATCTCTACGATTCCCTTTGTGTTCCGGTCTATTATACACACAAAAAGGTCTTTGAACCCTTCTGTAAGCTCCTTCGATAGGGGTATCACCAAACCAAAATCGTAAAATACGAGCTTTCCATCTTCGGTAAACCCGAGGTTTCCCGGATGGGGATCTGCGTGAAAAAACCCCTTATCCATGGTTTGGACAAGATACGAGTTTATGAGAGCTTCGCAGATCTTCTTCTTGTTCACCCTCGGGTCTGGTATCTCCGTCAGTTTCGTAGAATACACGTATTCCATCACGATCATATCTTCTGTACACAAATGCTTATACACACCCGGTACCTTGATCCAATCTATTTCTCTCATGGCACGCTTGAACATTATAGCGTCTCTCGTCTCACGCTCATAATCTGTTTCGGCGAGCAGATATTCTACTGATTCTTTGAGTACATAGTTCGTACTCGTACCAGTGTCGATACCGATTTTCTCAAGAAAATCCACGATCCTCATTATGGTATCCGTGTCTTCCTTCATCATATCATATATCCCGGGTCTCTTTACTTTTACAACAACGTCCGTTCCGTCATGGAGTGTAGCCTTGTGCACTTGGCCGATGCTCGCAGATTTATATGGTACAGGGTCGAACGTGTCAAAATGTGACGTATCTATACAAGACATTACATCGTTTATCGGTGGTACATCATCTTGCAATGTCTCGAGCTGCTGAATGAATTCCGGTGGATACAAGTCGGCGCGTGCGGATGCGATTTGTCCCAACTTTATAAACGTGGGTCCAAGGTCAACAAGTCGATCCCTCGTCCATCGCCCCAATTCAGCTTGATCTTTTGTTACATTTTTTCGAATAAGAAACTCGGATGCAAACCTCCACGTTTTATATTTTCGTGTGGTATGTTGTACCCTTTGTGGCAAAATGTTCAGAGAACATAGAGCCATCTTATTACATGCAGATATATTTATCTCTCTAACTTAGGTCGTTATTGTTAATTTTTTTCTCAAGATATTTTACATGGACTCTGAAAAGAAAGAAGATTGTTACAATGTTAAACCGGTCGTGAATTGGAAATGTATATGGTTTACGTTAGCTTTAGCAGGTGGTTATTGGTTCCTGCCGAAGAAGAATAAGTGGATTCTGTTGGCACTCTTGTACTTCCCCTACATCGTGTTAGCGTTTTATGACCATCATTACGACTGTAAGCGGAACATGGGACCCACATATCTCGCCATGTTTTACCATTGGGCGAAACCACAAGACTCGAAGCAAATTAAGGATTACAAAAATTGGTGCCCGGACATAAAGTCCAAAGTCCTGACATTGGATTTAATTATTTTATTTATAGGCATCGCAGTGTTTCCATTTTTCCTTCGCTGGAATCCAAAATAATTTTTTTCGATGTAAGTAAAATAAAGAAAATTTCACACTACTGTGTATGCCACGACAAAGTATAGCTCTTACGAGGATAAAGTGCAAATGTTCCGTACATACACCCATGTTTGACTTCAATGATAAGAAGTATATGCGACTTACCATACCCGATGAGGCTGCTTTTAAAGTGCGTTCGGCGCAGTCACGCGTTATGCTTCACGGACCAAATGTCGATAACCCACTCGAAGGAAACGTTCTCACGGTGAAAATTCCTTTCAGATACCGTCGTGTGATGTGTTCGTACGAAGGTGCCCCTGTGCAGTCTCTCAAAAAAGCTGACGAGGTAGAGATCGTCTCAGATTTCATGGGAGGCTGGAACGTGGGTAACCATAGTGGATATACGTGGAAGTTGAGTAGTATAAAGCTTCTAGACCCATTTATCGTATGAAACTTACGCGATCTGGGTGCGTAGTTCCGGATACTCCGGAAATAAAAAAAGAACTCACGGTTCGCCCGATCGTTAATGCAGATTTTGGTGTAGCACCTCCATCGTTTAAGGTGTTCAGAAAGGCAAAATCTGGATTATGCGTACCGAGATATTATGCCGAAGAGAAGTTTGGGAAAGTGACAGAAGATATCCGACCCAAACCTGAAAAAATTAAAATATCCTTCAAAGGAAAACTAAGAGATGAAACGCACCAAAATGAAGCACTTTCTAAAGCTATTGAAGCTGGCCATGGAATCTTATCGTTACCGTGCGGCTTCGGTAAGACGACAGTATCCCTGGCCATAGCGTGTAAGCTCGGGTATCGAACAATGATTGTCGTACACAAAGAATTTTTGGCGAACCAATGGAAGGAGCGCATTCAACAGTTTTGCCCGGGTGCCTCCATAGGCATCGTTCAACAAAATAAGAAAGAGGTTAATTGCGATTTTGTGATTGCCATGCTTCAATCACTCTCTTTGAAAGAGTATTCGTTCGAAGATTTTGATAGTATAGGCACACTCATCGTCGACGAAGCGCATCATATATGCGCAAAGGTATTCAGTCAGAGTCTTTTCAAATTGTGTCCCAAACACGCATTCGGATTGTCTGCTACACCGAACAGAAAGGATGGACTTACGAAAGTTCTACATTGGTTTATGGGCCCTACGTTTTTTTCGGTAGAGCGCAAAAACCAGGATCAGGTCGATATGTTTCCACTCGTATACACATGCCCACGTTTCGAAGATCCTCCTCCGTGTACACGCTTTGGTAAATTATCGCTTCCTACCATGATCACAGAACTTACAGAGATGCCGGATAGGAACAGACTCATTTTACAAACAATCAAAGATCTCGCGAAAACGACGCGACAAATCCTCGTTCTCAGTGACCGTCGGTTTCATTGCGAGTTTCTGCATCAACGGTTTAAAACGACTTCGGGTCTCTACATGGGAGGTATGAAAGAAGAGGACCTCACGGAATCGAGTAAAAAACAAATCATCTTCGCCACATTCAGTCAGGCGCACGAGGGACTCGATATTCCCACACTCGATACAGTGATTCTCGCAACACCCAAATCAGACATCGTACAGAGTATAGGTCGTATCATGCGAGAAACGAAGGGTAAAAAGAACAACCCCCAGATTTACGACGTGGTGGATCATTGGTCCGTGTTCTTTGCCATGTACAACAAACGTCTACGCGTCTACAGACAGGGTGGGTTCAATATACCTGATCAACCAAAAGAAGAGACGAATGACTTTCTCCCCGGAAAATGTCTCATACAACTATAAGAATGGTACGTTTTTCAGTCGGGCGTTCCACACAAAAAAATTCTAAAAAAATCGTCACCGATTTAAGCGAAGTTTTGGTAGCACCCGGTGATATGATATACGCTGATTCAGCTATAGAAGCCGCGAATATATCTATAGGCCAAACGACGGGTCACGTTCTTACTGTCATAGCACCCGGTGAGGTCGGGTGGCAGGGTGTTTCAGGGGCTTCGGGACAGGTTGGTACTTTGGAGCAGGTTACGGTTAACGCTAACACCGCTACACGAACTGTAAGTTTTTTGAATCCCGTCACATCTTTAACAGCAAGTGGTAACGTGACAGTCACGGGTAATGTCACAGCAGCGACCTTCTTAGGTGACGGCACTCAGTTATTAGGTGTAGCAACTCGTTTGGAGTTAACGAATAACGTTACATCAATTAGAAATGACATTACGAGCAACGCACTTAGAATAACAAACATAGAATCGTATACTACAGGTGGTCAATCTGGTCAGATTTTAACGAGTACCGGTTCGACGCCAACGTGGTCGACTGTAACACCCTCTTTAGTGGGATTACCCTCTCCATATACGTCTGGTGACATTCTTTATGCGACTAGTAGTACTCAGTTAGCAAAGCTCGGTTTAGGTGAAGCTGGGCAGGTCTTAAAAAGTGACGGTTCACAACCTATTTGGGCGACGGATTTAACCGGTGGTTCGGGTGGAGGAGGTGCGGGTGTATGGACGGCCACTGGTATTAACAATACTATTTATTACGACAGCGGTAATGTTGGAATCGCCACAGATGCACCGATGGCAGATTTACAAGTTGGGTCTAATGTACATATTAGCGATACTGATACAGATAAAATTAAGGTAACTGGTAACGTATACATAAGTAAAAATTTACAGGTTATAGATGACGTAGATTGTTTTCAGGTGAAGACTACAAACATCTTTATAAAGAAACAAGTTGTCACCGCACAACCCGCACGAACAAGTACTGTGATGATTTTATAAATTTTTTAAATCCCGTGTATATATAAATGGCGTCAGGGACCGGTTATATATCACGGCCCACGCTGTATGGCCAAGTGTATCCCAATGAGGATGTCAGTTGGGTATCAACACCGGGTTCCGCTGCACATAAACTAGACGGAAACCAGTTTAACGTTGGTATGGGATCAGCGATTGATATTTCGTTCGATACCAAAATATATTTCGTAGGATCTAAAGATTTTGGAGGACACTTTATCGGTGACAATGTTGCAGATTCTATTTCACTCGGTAGGTTTGACATTCTGAGATATACACCACCCGGGGATTCCGGTCTTATAAGTAACGTTTTTTCGAAGCCATTGTACACGTTAATAGGAACAAAGGGGTCTGGAAATGTAACGACTACATGGGGTGGATACGATCATGTGAAATACCCTGATGGGTTTCCATCGGGTGAATTGGGTGCCTCTGTAAAAGCGAATTGGGACGGTACACGTGTAGTCGTGGGAGAACCAGGTTGGGACGCAAATCGAGTACATGTCATCACCACAAGTGGTACGGTAGTAGGTAACCAAGATACGAGATGGGCTAATGGAACGGTTTCTACGGCTATTATTCAGGGTCCCACTGCGAGTGAATTCGGTCGAAGTGTTGCTATAACCAAAGATGCCGCCAACATAATTGTAGTGGGTGCACCGAGGCTGAATAAAATTTACGTATACAAAGCTGTCAGTAGTACGAACTGGCAATTAGTGTATGAAAATGGAGATACTGGTATTTCTCAAAAGATCCGTTACGACGCGAATACGTATTATGATATGATACCTCACCCACAAGCGGTGAGTCAGTATGGTAGTTCATTCGAATTACAAAATCAATCGTTTAATAGGTACGGGTATTCCGTTGATATCACACCCGATGGTACGCGAATAGTTGCCGGTGCTCCCGGTAACGCAGTGAGATTGTTACATAATAGTAACTGTAAATTCTTACCAGACACGTATCAAGCAGAAACTTCAAATACTTCCGCAATCCCACACACGTACATAGATCGTGGTTCGCGAGGATACAATTCCGATACACCTTTATTCGGAGCTTTCGGAAGCGATAACTATCTAAACTCTATTTCAACTTTAGGATGGGTTCGAGTTATTGAAAGTAAAAATGGTTCATGGAACGCTGATGCTCAGACAGAAACATTTTACAATCCGGGTGATACTTTACCGAACGTGTATTTTTCTAATACACTCACACAAACACAGTTTATAGGGGAATCTAGTTATGATCACTGGTTTTCTGATAATACTTCTGTCACGACTGGCACCCCGACGGTGACGGTTGAGGGTGATAATATGTATATAGGGTGGATGGGTAATGAATATTCTAATGTCAATAGCCCTGTCGGTGGTGTGCATGTCTACGCGCGGTCCACACCGGGTGATTACACTTCGGGATGGACGTACGTACAGTTTATTAAATCTCCTACTCCACTTCTTGGTTGTAAATTTGGTGTGGGAGGTCATGCCGGTGCTGGTGGTGTAAAAGTGGATAGTGACACCATGGTTATTTCTGCGATGGGTTGGGATGCTGCGTGGAGAAATCTTGGTGGATACCAGATTCACAGTCACACCGGTATCACATCATCTATGTCACTTGACTATGCATCTCAACCCGTACTTTTCGGTGCGGCCGATGGAGATTTAGCTGGAGAATCTGTGGTGGTACTCGATAGCGGAGAAGCTTTGGGTGCCATCGGTTCGGGTGCAACGGCTGCATCTATCGTCGGCTCACCGAACGGAAATAGCGGTACAGGATGTGTAGATGTGTACATATGGGGCGAAGATTCGTCTACGGCTATCACGTCTACGAGTTTGTCTAATAAAGTTACTACATACGGCAATCAATATACATACGGAATACCAGATCCTTTGCTCGTAAATGATACTTGGCAGCGAGTCGGTGCCACTATCATTCCACCGTCGGATACATACGGTCAGGGTAATAGTCAATTTGGATACAGTGTTGCAGCCTCGAGTGACGGTACGACGATCGCTATAGGTGCACCCGGAGTACCCGGAACGTATCCCTATAATGGTAATGGGTACGGTGGCTCCGTTTATATTTATAATTGGACGGGTAGTGTATGGGATCTCGAGGTACGGATTAGATGTCCACTTGGTTCTGGTTATGATAAAAATGGTAATGGAAATGGAAGATTTGGTCATTCGGTCTCTATGTCCGCTAATGGTAGTCGCGTTGTAGTCGGAGTCCCTCATTACGGTTCGTATCCGAACACGAACGGTAGAGTCCATGTGTACGGGCGCGTATATGCTGGTTCATGGACGAAAATGGCGGAGGGTGTTGAGCAGGCTGGAAACGGTGACCTATTAACGGGTGTTTTAGATGGATCTACGAATAATCAATCCACCGCCGAATTTGGTCGATCTGTATCTATGACATCGGATGGTAACAGAATCGTAGTTGGTGCACCTGGATACGTGTATTCAGAACCAGGTAACCTCGGAAATCAAAATCCCGATAATGGATGTGCAGTGGTGTACGATTTCGCTGGAACACCCGCAAAATGGAATAAAGGAAACACACCATTTACTTCGGCGAGTATACCTCACAATACATCAAGTACCAGCGTTTCAGGTGGACCTTCGTATGGTTCTAAATCCGGTTGGTCGGTGGCTATATCTGGCGACGGTTCTCGGATGGTGGTCGGTGCGCCATTGTATACAAGTAAATACAATTCGGGGTACCCTGATCAAGTAATAGGATGTGCGGGTGTGTACACCGTTGCAACACCTTCGACATCCGCTAGTGCACACACACTCCTAGGAGATCTCATATACGATTTCATACGCCAAGCTCCCAACCCAAACGCAAAGCGTTTTGAAATGGGTAGAGATGTTGCTATTTCTGATGATGGCAATCGCGTAGCCGTTTCTGGTCATTATACCGCCGGTGAGACACTCACAGGAAATACTGTGACGAATTGTGGTATAGTAAGAACGTATCACTGGTCCGTCGAATGGTATGATCAACCACCCCCAATTGGTACAGGACCTACCCCGAATGGAACTTTTAAATGGAATAGATTGGGGTTAAAAACGCGGGGTAATGTGGGTGGTAAGGTTCCAGCTTCGTCGTCTGGTTCACACATTTCACAATCGGCGTATGAGCTCAGTAGTACTGAACAGGGTATATACACAAATTCTTACTATGGTAAGTCTGTTTCGTTATCTGGTACCGGACACCTTCTCGCGGTGGGATGTCCAGGTGGTTATTGGTCGGGTAACCCAACTTCGGCTGCTAATGGTATAACCCCGGGGTGGGTGCGAGTATTTAGTAATTCATCTAACGGAACTCGCTATAGTTATCAATGGGCGGGTAACGCACTATCAATTCCAACTGAGTCTTATACACATGATACGGCGCTTGGTGTCGGAAAGGTGTACATTTATAAAAGAGTCACCGCAGGTAGTCCGACGTCTAGATGGAAACTTGTACAGGGTGTAGAATCATCTGAAATTGGAAGTAAAGGTCCTGGCAGTCGATACTACAACGAGACAGACTTTCCCCTCGGAGAACCTATTAAAAGGTATGCATACGATGAAAGATTTGGTTGGGATATAGATTTGAAAGACGACCATTTAATTGTATCCAGTGATATCGCTACACATGGTTCATCAGACCCAAACACCTTTTGGGAACACGCGCGTACGGGTCAAGTTTACGTATTTGTCAGAAATACGACCGGTGATAGGCATTCTAAGTGGTCGTGGAAGAGAACGATAGATCCAAGAGAGGGAGAGACATGGAATAACAGTGTCAGGGTTGTAAACGGTGTACCCGTGATGGCGCGTTTCGGATACAGTGTGGTCATAGATGGAGATTCGACGAATGGATATACTGTAGCCGTTGGTTCACCCGACCGTGACACCCTATCCCCATCTGGCACAGATGTTCTACTTACAGCTGGTGCGGCATTTGTGTTTAAGGGTACTGGTAATACATGGGTTACTCAAAGTTATTTCGATGGTTCTGATGCATTACTCCCAACCGATCGCGTAACTGAACAAAATTTCGGTGTATCTGTGAGTTTGGATGGTGATACATTGACTGTGGGTGCGACTAAATATCCTCCGGGAACCCCTACAGCGGGTGCGGTGTACGTATTTGTGCGATCTGCAGACGATGTTTGGATTCAAACATCAAAGCTTGAAGATGAAAATTGGTTTACAGGATTTAACACTATTGTTAAAGGTGATACAATTTACAGTTTATCGAGGTACCCCCTTGACTATCTTACAGCTCTTGCTGCGAACACGACAACTTCCGGTGCAGTTCACATTTATCACAGACATAATCCGGGAGAATTAGACTCTGAATGGTTTTTACATAAAACGATACTTCCGACATCTTTTCCATCTACAATGTCATCAATACCAGGAATCCATAATAACACTACAGTCACGGGGACTGTTCGAAACTTAACCGGAATGTATCATACGAATAATTCTTTATATATCGGTGTCGATGGTTCACGTACGGGTGCGAACAGCGCGACGGTAGATGTGACCGGTGTTATGGAAATACGTGAAACTGATTATTATTCCCGCGTGTCGAAGGAAAGTCTGGGTATTCCTCTTGTTATGGGCGCGGAGATTCATGGGTACACTGAAGATATGTTCGTTGGAAACGAATATAACCCGACAACGGGTTACTCTGGACACGTTTCCAGTGATACTGCGTTTGATTTTACAGCTACTGGAACGTGTGTGAGAATTTCTCCGGATGGTACGCGTATTATAGTAGGATCTCCCCGATATTCACTTGATGGAACGACGTTGGCTACACACGTGGGTAAAATCGAGTCGTGGGAATGGCAGGATAATCTTAACGCAGAATCCACGAGGAACGCGAGTGATAATCTGGTCGTCAGGGGATCTTGGAATAAATACCCAAATGCAATCATCGGTTCCAATGCAGGTGGGCGCATGGGTGAATCGTTTAACCTGGATTATCAGGGAGATCGTTTGGCTGTATTGATTAAACATCCACCTCGAGAATACACGGTTCAACCTACTCCACACGCAGGTAGTTTGCACGTGTTCGATTGGAGTGGTACAAGTTGGTTTGAAACGACTGAGCAGGTTTTCTTTCCTGAACAGACACCGTTTACGGGTCCTATCGATCGTCATCCAACACTCGATCCCCTCAATGCGTCGGATACTATGCAATTTACCGTAGCTGACGACATGGTAAATGATCATTTTGGAGACATAGCTATATGCAGTGGTGATGTTGTGGTCTCTGGATGTGTCGATTGGACGTCGACTAAGGTCGATAGTATACAAAAATACATAGGTCCACCGGGTGCAGTGGAATCGCATTTTTTTACTCTCGCACAAAACGTCCGTGGCAACACTGTCATAGGAGGGTATTTATCTTCGGATATCATGTATGTTGGTACAAACGACGGATCGATCAACACGTCCACAGCGGATGAGAAACGGATTTCGTTTGGTGGAACGTATTCAAGTGATAACACATACGATAGCGCGTCTATCCAAAACAGGATCATTTATTACGATCCTAGTAACCGGGACCCGGACCAACAGGGATTTTCAGAGTTGTTAATAAGTAAGCAGTTCGCGAATTCCATTACAAATGAAGGAGCTGTGGATCAGGTCCGCATTAAGGCGGCTGAATTTCATCTAGACGAGTACGTTGGTAGCGACACGTTACTTGAACAGAAACCAGCTTTAACAAAAAATGCATTGGGTGACTTCAAGATAAATCCCGAATTCATCATGCCACACGAATCGGCGACTGCTAATATCAAAGCTAAACTCGACGTAGCGGGGGATGCACTTATACGTCGAAGATTGAACGCCGGATATTACCCCGGTAACCAGCTCAAGGGTATTGAGAAACTTCCGTGGAGAATATTTTTTGACACGCGTGATAGAGAAATTGTCAAGAAAATTACACTCACGTCAAATCTCTTTACGGGAGATACTTTAGTGTCTAATGTTGTCACACAACGTGTTTCACCCGGTGGTGATTGGGGTAGACACGATTCGATAGGAAACATAACTTGGGAGTGTGCACATCGCCCAGCTGGCGGGTTTATCCAATTAAGTAACGTAGCTTCTTCGGTGGTCACTACCGGCTTTAATGGAATGACTAACAGTGATGTTAAATCAGCAGATAACAAGTACGTAACAAAGTTTTCGTTTTGGCTTCAAATCCCGGAACTCCATACATCGAGTACATACCAATATGTATACACGTTGGCCGAGCGGGCGGCATCGGATGTAAGCCCGACGAATAATGTTCCTGGATCTTCTCATCCTGCCAACCCATCGTATAATAACGGTAAAGTCGTAAAGATTAAAATGGCTGGCAGTAGCCCTCCTTCGCCTATTCCCCCGTATTCACTTCTCATAGAAGTTCCGGGTACGCTTGGATCGTGGCGAGTTGCCGGAACACTAGATTCTGTCATACCATCCGCACAAACAGGGGTGTTCGGTGGAGGGGATATAGAGGGTTTTAAGCCGAATACATGGTATCACATATACGCCGAAGTAAGATCTTCTTATGTTCTTGCAGATCAAGTTATAAAGGTGAATAATCAAGCATTGCCGTTAACATTACTGTCTGGATCCGTGTCACCATATGACGCACCGGGATTGTTATCGGTGTATGATCCAGTTGGAAGTCGTATACCTGGTACATTATCATCCGAACGAACTGGCACGGCAACGGATATAGATGATACCGGTGATTGGTTGGTCGTCGGTGGGGATGCTAGTAACATCGGGCGTGGAAAAGTGGGTGTGTATAAATATACATCCAACGGATGGAAACTTCAAGGGAACCATATAATCGCGACAAGTGATGGAGATGGTTTTGGTAGTGCAGTGGCCATATCAAATTCCATACCTCTCGTAAATCAAGCGGGTGACGTGTATCCTGGTTTGGCATATCCACGGGTGGTGGTTGGAATGCCCAATTCCGATGTAAATGGAGCTAATAGCGGTATGGTGAAAATGTTTGGGTGGCCTTCCCCTGACTGGATTGGGGCTCTCACACCTTTCCCCGGTGCACCCTCATATAGGACTACGATCAGTGACTGGGATCAATTCGGACCGACACTTACTGGATCGTCTGGAACCTTATTCGGTAACCAAGTAGATATATCGAATGATGGTAGATTTGTCGCTGTTTCTTCGACACAGGGTGTACACCTATACGAATGGGGTGGAACGCCAACTGCAACTGTATCGGCTCCCGCATTTCCCGATACGGTATGGCTTAACTATGGACTCACGGCATTTAACAATGTACTCCCGGGTACGGGTGCGACTGAACCCCCTCGTTTAAAATTTAGCAATCAGGGGGGACACCTCGTCACGTCGTTTGGTTTATCAGTTGAAGTCAACGGTGGAGCGGGTCAAATTAAGGTGTGGCAAA